TCTAATATGAGTAATGCACGAAACCTTGCCAATCTGTTAGGAACTAGAGCTAGACCTAAAGATTCTATTGTTCAAATTGTAACAAATAATACTGCTACTCAAGTTGCAAATACTACAGATGGTGGTAGTGCAGATTTAATGTCAGTAACAATTACACCATCTTCTGCATCAAATAAAGTAATGATAATGATTACTGGATTTTTTGGTCAAGGTAATCCTAATGGTGCTGTACAATTAGTAAGAGGAAGTACAAGTATAGCCGAAGGCACTGGTTCATTTGGTGGTGCTAGTGGGTATCTAGCATATGATGATCAAGGTGGTAGTCAATATACTATGGAAAGCCATGCGTTTCATTTTATTGATTCACCAAATACAACTTCAGCTACTACTTATTTAGTCAGAACGAGCAGTCATACAACTTGTTATTTTAATAGAAGCAGAGAAGACAGTAGTGGTCGTTCAAGTTCAACGATTACTGTAATGGAAATACAAGCATGACTAAAATGACTAAAATAGTAGAGGATTGGACTCATGCTATTGATTCTTTTAAAGTAATACCAAGAGCATTGATACTGCTGTATATGTATCTAACATATGAAACTGTGTTTTGGTATATGGGTTTGGAGTCACCAAGCCTGGAGCAGAGTGGTATGGTATCTGTGTTGACGTCGGCTAATGCTGTGGCAATGGGTTTGTTTATGGGTAGGTCTAGTTGACATGGTTGCTGGTTGTATTTCTTTCAGGAACAGTTCAGGAAAGTGTCTACTTCAGTGATCTGGATTCGTGCCTTAGAATTGCACAAAAGATTAGGGCGCAAAACTATGATCCCTCTCTCGCTGGAGATAGCAAGATATGGGTCAAGGCTTACTGCGTACCTAAGTCACTTCCTAAAAAAGAATAAGAGGTAAATATGTTTCAAAGTTTTATTGGACCTATTGCAAACTTAGCTGGTACTTGGCTACAAGGTAGAGTAGATAAAGCTAAAGCTGAAACAGAAGTTAAAGTAGCAAAGGCCAAAGCCGAAGCAAAAGTTTACGAGACTTCTGCAACATCAGATATGTTGAATGAACAAGCATTAACTAATCAGATGGCTGGAAGTTGGAAGGATGAATTTTGGACTATTATTTTTGGTGGTATTCTTGTGGCTTGTTTTGTTCCTTATACTCAGCCATATGTAAAGAATGGATTTGATTTTTTAAACTCAAGTACACCAGGCTGGTTTTCTACTTGCTTGTATATTTGTATTGGATCTTCTTTTGGTTATCGCTTTGGTAAAACTGGATTACAACTAATGAATAAAAAAGGAAAGTAATATGAACCTTGTCGACGTCATAAAAAAACATGAGGGTTGTCGCCTTGATATGTACAAAGATACAGTAGGTGTCTGGACAATCGGTTATGGTCACAACTTGGAAGAGGGAATAGATCAAGAAACAGCAGACTTTATTCTTGCTCGTGACTTAGAAAAACATTCTCAAGAGTTGGATAAGCATAAACCAATGTGGAGAGAGTTACCTGACCCAGCACAGATTGTAATTTTATCTATGCAATTCAACATGGGCTGGAATAGATTTTCAAAGTTTGTAAAATTTTGGGAAGCTATTGAGAAAAAAGACTACCAAACTGCTGGTAAAGAGATGCAAAACAGCCGTTGGTGGGGTCAAGTTAAATCTCGTGGACCTGAGCTACAAGAGCTATTACTAAGTATTTCTGAGGTATAAACACACACGGAGGTATTGTTTCACCCCTCTGAGGGTCTTTATATCGACTCGTTTTTTTGTGATTTGGTACTTTCACCTAGTACACCAGCATATCCAGCTACATCTACGATACTATCATAGTGATCTGGAGTTTCAATTAGCCTGGTCAACTTCAAACCAATAAGAATTATGCCAGCTTGTTGTGGTGTTACATGATAGTCAAGCACAAGTGAGATGATTTCAGAAAATCGTTCAAGCATTTTGTCTGGTGGACCATACTTATCTTCTCTGTCGTCGACTTGAACTTGTGCTTCACGAAGTATTTGTTTTGCTTTCATCTTATAAACTTAAAATAAAAGTAAATGTTAAACAATACTGATATTAATATTGCTAGTGGAAGCATAACTACAAAAAGATAAACATTTGTTTCTTGATAAGTTATTCCTAATATAGCTGAAACTTCTACGAGTGTTAGAACACACCAATCAAATATATCATCTACCATATCTGTAACACCTTTTTTGTTGAAATATATTTTGGTAATCGAACTCTGTTGAAAGACTTTCGTATTACTTTTTTGCCTTTACGTTTGGCTCTATCAAACAAATCTAAGTTCTCATTTGATTTGATAGCACCACCTAAGGGTGAGTTGCTTTTAATAACAATGGTTGCTGGTCGATATATACGACCATATTTATCCCATGTTTCAGCTCTTGGGTCATCAATAAAACTCATAACTTCCTCCTTATTCGTTTTCCTGTTAGTTTCATTGCTTCTAATAAATTGTCAACATCCACTGGTGTTAAATATTTTACACGGCTCATAGAAATGTATTGAATATTTTTTTTTCGTATAAGGCGCAACATACTTGCTTCAGTTATCTGATGTTGTTCTTCCCTAGCACACTTGGAACGAAGTTCAGTTGCAAGTTGCTTGAGAGATATAAGGTCTAGCATTTCCTTATATCTCTCTGAGATGTTAGAACTGGTCATCCCACTGGTCTGGGTTTTTGAAACTGTCTTTGATTTCTTGTATCTTGTCGTCGGCAGTTTCGTTTGGTTTGGTTGTGATGTTGGCAGTGTCACTTGTCATTTTGTCAGTGACACTTGCTTTGAGATATTTAGTTCCCTCTTGAGCATGACCTTGAGGAAACTCATTTACCCAAAAAGCAATACGTCTATCTTCACCAAATGGTCCAGAGAAGTCAGGTGCATTTGGGTTTGCATCTGCTTCTTTAATATATATTGGTGAAACTTTTTGATAGAGTTCGTAATACTTTTCTCCATCTTTAGTTTGACAAGCCATTAACAAAGTATTTTTTTCTTCACCTCTGTTATTGACCTTACCAATGGCACGAAGAACTTGATCTGTTCTTGGTTTCCATAAGACACCTTTGTCTGTATCATCATAATCACTCATGCAAAATCTCCTTTGTTAGATGATTGTGGTTGTTTTGGTTGTACTTTACCAGTTGGTACGTTAATACCACTTGCTTTGTTGCCGTCGTCATCTTCTGATGGCAATGCAAACAATGCTTGCAGAGCATATCGCTTTGCATATGTAATAGCTGACCCCAGCTTTTGAGGATCATGCAAGTTAGGTACAAGACATGGAACTGGTAGTTCTTTGCTTGTGCCACTAGGAACATGAGTAGCAGTAGCAATGATAATTAGATTACCAGTTTCTGTAACTCTTGATTGATAACCATACAGTATTCCATATTTGTTACCATGATCACAAGCCTTCATTACTTCTTCAAGACTAGCATATGTGCTTTTGAAAAAAGGATTTTTGGTAGACTTGGTTGCAGTAATATTGTCTTGTTGAAATAACAACATTGCTTCATCAATATTTTTTGGAGCGATTGTCTGTTGCTTTTTCGGTTGTGTTGTATTAGGTTTTTTATCATTCATTATAATTTCTCCCATGAAATGATTTTGAAAATATGATTGGGTGTAGCATTTGTTTCCTCATGCTACATCCAGTTTGTTTTGGAGAGCAATTCTCCGACCACTCTTAGTTCTGTAAACTCTCACCTGGTCATTGTAAACTTCTCTATCTGTATCTTTCAACTCTTCAAGAAGTGATTTCTTTGCTTCTGCATTTGCTTTTGCTGATACCAATGTACTTGCATATATATCTGCACTTGATGTAAATGAATTACTTTTACTTACATCTCTAGCAATCAAGCCGTCGACAATAACTTTATCAACAGATACTTCTTTGATTGCAACTTGTTCCATTGGTGGTGGTGTATCATCTCTGACATAAGCCCAAAAGTTTTTGACATTGATCATAGTCTTATCAAAGTATTCTCTACTTCTACCTATCCAGCAAACTTCATGTCTGTTGTTACCAAACAATACAGATAGATATGCTTTCTCAATCTTAGCTACATTGAGATAGAATTGTATTTGTGGCATATAGTCACTGCATACATTATCTAATTTGTTATTTGCATGAGTATGTTTGAACTCAACTAAGTAAGTATCAAAATTACTTTCATCATTGGAAGCATAGATGCAATCAATGTTAGCAACGATAACATCAGGATCATCAAAAAGCTGCAATGATAAAGTCTGATCTACTTTCTTTGGTTGCCAATACTCAGTACGTTCTTCATAGAATATACTGTGCATCATTTCTTCATTACCACCTGTCATATGTTTTCTAAACCAAGCATGATTCAATGCTTCAGTTGTTGCACCCATAGCCACTGGTAATACATCTGAAAGATCAGGTGACTGCTTACGACCAGTCTTTATCTCCCACATTTCAAACCAGTTGTTGGGGTCTTGTAATTTGGCGACGTCTGAGCCACCGATTGTACCTTTTCGGTTCATATTTACTCCTCTACTTTTGGTTACAATTTACTACTATTCGTTACTTATTGCAAGTATTTAATGCGTTCATGCAAGGCATTCGTTAGCTTTTTTCTTAGCATAAACTTATCACCGCAGAATTTATAAATGTCTGCGTATGAAGGATACCACTCTTTGTACTTTGTCATGTAGTCAATACACTTTATCATTATGTCTGCTGGTATTTTATCTACATGATTTATCTGCTGAACAAGAGAACGTATCTTCAATTCTAAATCTTCTTCATCAAAGTTTTGTTTGTTCATCATTGAAAACATAATCGTAAGTCTGGCTAACAAGTCATCATCCTCAAGTGTAGTAGAATAACCTTTTGATACTTTCAAAGCACGGTGTAACTTCTCTTTGTCATCTGAATGTATGACTATTCTGTTAACTGATATCTTACCATCTTGATAAGACTCTTCTATATCAATCATTCCTGATAGTTCTAATAACACTGACAAGCGAACTTCTTTGTCTATTGCGATTGGATTTCCTCCTTCCAGTTTGGACACTAGGTAATACTTGTTTTCCCTCTCTGTTAACTCCAGCGAACTCTGCGACTCTTTGACACCAGCTTCTGTAGTGTTTGAATGGTACTGCGATTGTTGAGTTGGCATAATATTTTTTATACTTGATAATTTCTTTGGCATGATCTATCTCTCCAAATTCATTGTTAAGGATTTCTTTCTCAGCATCAGATGGCATCCATTGTTTCCATACATCTTTCTGCTGTTCTGTATCGACGACTTTCTTTATTACTTCTCTATTAGGGTGTCTGTCTGATACTGGTGTAGTGTCACTCTGACACTGGTTCTTTCTGATGACTTTGTATTCAAAAAGAAATTCGTAATGATTAGACTTACCACGATCAGGATGTTTGTGTATTAACCTGAGATCAACCAGCTTTTTCAAACATCTAATCACTGTACTTCTTGATAGACCAGTAAGTTTTACCAGCCTTTCTATTGATGGAAAGCAGTGTCCAGTATTGCTGTTTTCATGATGCGCAAGTGTTACAAGTACCCACTTTGCAAGACCATCTGATAGTTCAATATCCATAACTGCTGAGACTCTTTTGAAACTCATATCGTTTACCTCTTGACATTGTATGGTTTGTATTGGTACATATAGATTATTCGTTATCCTCTACTGAATACTCCCTCATGGATTGTGTCCCCTCTCCATGAGGGTTTTTTATTTAGGAAATAATTGAATTACATTTCCTTTTTTGACGACGACTCTTTCTTCTGGTGACATCAATAATCTTATATCGATTGCTCTACCATCTACTTGAAAGTTCATTTCCCATTCGCCATCAAACTTTTCATTCAAGAACTCTTCAAGTTCTTCAATAAAATTATTTGTTAGACCATTATAAGTATCTCTCAATTTTCATTCTCCTCTATTTCAGTTTGCATTTTCACAACAGTTAAACAATCATTACAACAATCAATCGAAACTAAATTATCCCATGCAAAATTAAAATCATCAGTTGTTATTTCATTTGTGTTAAATGTTTCTTTGCAAACACCACAAGCAATTGTATCTTCATCTATAAAACTATTTAAATACATACTCACTATTCATTCTCCTCTGTTTGAAATCTGACCAGGTGTAATACTTTTGTATTCTTTACATTGAAACACATAAATGCTTCACCATTCTTTTGCTTCAACAAAAGTAAATCGTTATCATAATTATTATTTTTTTTCCCAAGATATTTTGAGATCAAAGCAAAACCATTATGTCTGTATTTGCTTTCGCATAATAATTGTATTGATGTTATGTAATTACCATCTCCAAATATCTTGACACTTAAATCAATATCACTTGGATAATCTTTTAATGCACCTGATAATGG